GGCCGCTTTTTTCTTTTTATTTTTATCATATTCGGCTTCATCTCCCTCTTTAAATGCCGTTAGTTCATCCTCTTCCAAATCTATTACTTTTGCATCAAATTGTGCTTTTGCTGTATCGTATGCCACTTTCTTAGCGTCTGCCACTTCCCTTTTATTTGCGGCAAGGGTAATTCTCAATTCTGATTTCAATTCGTCAAACGACTTGGTTTGATCATCCATCCTTTTTTTGAGGATAGGTATTATATGCTCACCACGTTTAACAAATTCTTCAGCAGGCCGCCATTTATCAGGGTCACCCTTCCACTCGTCCTTAGGAACATGCCCCATCTTTTTTGCTTTTTCTTCTATTGTCGGGTTTTCCGCTATTGTCGATTTTTCGTCCATAAATTACTCCTTACTTACTAGTATTGCTTTAATATCACTGTCATTAATCAACCTGTACTCCTCATCATCTTGGCCTAATTCTAGTCCCCCAGCGTACCTATCAAAGAGAATCGTATCCCCTATGTGCGGGCGTTCTCGCCAATCCGGATCAGAAAATGCGATTGCACCGTAATCTATAAGCGACCCTTTAACAGTTGCATACTTTTCTTTGTCCCTTGCTGTGTCCGGCATATAAATACCCCCAGAGGTTTTTTCCTTGATTTTAACTGGCTTAACCAAAACTTTGTACTTCATCGGTTTAATTCCTGAACTATTTTCAATCATCGTCAGCACCTTCCTTTAAAATTTGTTTTAATTCCTCGATTAAATCGTACCTGCCTTCATTCCTTGCTACAATTTGAGCTACCTTGCTACTATCTTTACTGCTGCATGCCCTCAAGCATTCCTGGAGACACCCCGATTGGAAGTCCTGAATCTTCGTCAGAAACCACTGAGTTGTTGGATGGCTTTGCCATTCCCTGATCGTTGCCTTGTTCATTTTTTACCTCTAACTGTTTAATCAATGCCTCTAAATTAAGTCTGTAAGACGCAAGTTGATCCCCAACTTCCTTTGATTCCGCATTCGCTATCGCTAAAACAGCCTGTGCGTAAGTGTTAATTGTTTCAGCCTTGGTTTTATTTATCTCTTCCTCAGTTTTTGCCGTCTTTGCTCTCGATTCGAGTATTTTCACCTGCATTTCAATCATCTTTGGGTCTGGTGGATCTTGACGCTCTTCAGGAGGAATAATCAACTCATCTATATTTGGAATATCAATTGCTTCCAAAAACCGTCTCGTTGCGACTTCCTGATTAATAATAGGGTTCATCCTTGATTCTTCTCTAACAAGTTGAGCTTTTGCAACCTTTTCCGTCAGTGTTGAAATGGATGGGTCACCCACAGGCTGGATGTCTGTGCTATCATTCCGAAAATCAGATAATGAAACAACTCCCTCTTCTTTTGTGTCCAAAACTCTAAAATACGTTTCGGGATCAAGAAATATTGAGTTTAACCGATACAGCACTTTTAATTCTTGTTTCAATGATCTGTGTATGCGCTTGTATATTGCAGTGAAAACTTTTAACCCCTGCTCAACTCTTGTCAGTGTTGTAGTTGCTGTTTCGTTAGGAGTTTGTCCACCTGTCAATATATCCTGAACACTTGTTATATCCTTGACCCCCTGGATTAACAATCCCAGTAAATTGAATAAAACCGGGGATGGCCCCGGATATTGCATAGATAAAATGTTGTCCCGAATCGCTTGCCCCGCTGGAACTTTAACTCTCACAAACTCACCCATTTTCAAACGAATATCACCACGTTTATTGTTAACCTCAAACCCATCCCTTATGAACCCAGTCTGATTATTTGCTAATGTACCAGCGTCATTTAACTGATTGATGTTTGTGTCTATTGAATCATTTAATGCCGATACAATTTGACCGAATCCCAGGTCGTAAAACGAACCATCAGGACTTGGAATAAATGAATATTTAGTGAAATAGCGGAACCTCTCAATTTTAACAATTTTGACGCTTGTTAATGAACCTGCGAGAGAGTCTAACTCAATTCCCTGCTTGAATAGCAAATCCTCTAATTTCACAACTTTTTCTTTGTGCCGGATTGTTATGTCTTCCGGCATAAAATCAGCTTTGATCCTAACGACTGTCCCAGATTCTACATGTACTGTAATTGAATACGGTTCTTTGTATTCGTCCTTGTCCAGATCCAGGAAAGTGTGTTGTTCGTAAAACTCTTGGTCAGTCTCTTTATCTTCATCGTCAGAGCTAATATTTAGATCGGTATCCAGCCAGACGCCCATTCTTTGACGCTCTATAATATCACGAGGCGTCATCCAGATCCTGTGAGTTATTCTGGGGCATGACGCTAAATCTTTTGTTTTATTGCTAACTATCAGGTCTATAGGTCTAACCCATTCTGACACATTGTGTCCTCTGCCAGGATCAAAGTATGCTTTTTTGAATTCGCAGCCTTCAATAGGAAGTGCCAACAATATCTTGTCGAGATTCTCTTCCCAAGTTTCGTCCTGCTCCAGTAATTGCCAGTTCATAAAATCGGCAACCCGCTTGCCCTGTTCGGTCTTTTCACCATTTTTGTCAGACCCCGTCTTTTGTGCGCCAACAACTTTATGCCCTTGAATAATGGCAGGATACGATCTTGCGTTAAATTGCAAAGATGCAATTGTCAACAAAGGATATTTGACATTAGAAGCATTTGGCCATGGTGTGTTTTTAGTTTCAGACACTTGTAGCGCGTGATCCATTGATGTTTTAGACCGTTTGAGCCACAACTCTCTTGTACTATCATCTTCTTGCGTTAGTTCAACAACGTCCTTGCCTAGTTTAATTAAAAAATCATCGTTGAGTGTTGAGGCAATATTTTTATTTTTAGATAATGTTATTAGTTTTTGTAGTGCGCTTGGCATGATTAACCCTAATGTGTATCATAATTATGTATCGAGTTATCTTGAAACACTTGTGTTCACTTGATACAAAGTGTGAACACAGCCATCCTTTAAAGTCAATAACTTTTTAATACCCGGTTGACTTATTCCTTCCTTTTCCATCAGAAAATTTCCGATATTCGCCAGCATTAGCCGATATTTCGTCTACAGCAATACCCATCCCTGATAATATTAAATACTTTAAACAATCCATAAGGTGATCATTTTCTTTGACAATCTTGCCATTTTCATCTCTTCTATACAGTCTGATTTCTTCCCAAAAAGGAGCGAGAGTCGCAAATATCTTTAATCGTCCTGTCACCATTCTGCGATAAACAGCATGTATCCCTGCTTCAACTGCATTATCAGACAAGTCCAGGTTTAAGCCCATGCTGATATACGTATCGTACAGCCGTTGCCCGTCCCGCTGACTCCTCCCCCGTGCTGCCGGATCAATCACACCTGGAATCCATGCGCCTCGTGATTTAATGGCGTCAACATGTATAGGCGGCTCGGCCTGACCCATTTTATAACACGAATAGGCATAAACGATATCTGACTGACGATCCCATGCCCCCCATAATGCTGCGGTATTATTCCAGCCAACGTCCATAGCATATGCACGGGGCCAGAAATCCGGAATTTCAAAATCAGCTACGGTTATCTTCTCTTCTAACACCGGGTAAATGGCACCTGAACCAAGCTGTGGTATCCCTTTTGTCCGTGCGTCTCTTTGATACGGGGGGATGCTCTCTAACAACTCATGCTTATCTTGTTCGGTCAGGTGCGGTGCATCGTTCCAAGTTGCCATCACTACGTATTTCGTGTCACTTGTTGCAGGCATTACAATTTCCCTCCCGGGAGAAACGCTTTAACCACATCGCTGATACCTAATAAGGGTGTAAACGTCAGCAACATCAAACCCTGAGTTGTCATTGTTCGCATCAGACACTCAGTGTAAATCCCAATATCAGGCTCCTCATCGAGCCAGATACCATGTTTAGATGTACCCTGAAACGATTTACGCTTTTGGTCATATGTTTTGAGGGCTAGACGACTGATACCTCCGGATCTATGTTTGATTTTCGCCGACTGAATTGCGTCAGGAATTCCTTGACGTCTCGTAGGTGTGCCAACAATGTTTTTCCCGGGTATTAATCCTGATCCGATATCATCAATATTTCCAAATAATTCTAACTGTATAATATCTCTGACAGTTTCGCCTGTATCCCCGGCTGCCCACCAATTCACAGGATGATCAAATCTGCGACCAACCCACCAATATGGATACTCGCCTGTTAAATGCAGAACTGTTTCATAGGCGCCGACAATCGTTTTACCAACACGATTTCCAGCAATAAACAGTCTCTCACGATAGTTCTCCCCCTGCTCAAAAAATTCTGAATGTTTTATGTATTTATGCCGTGTGAGTGCCCCTGAATCCGGGAATAATGTTGATAATTTGCTGTGTCGTTTGCGTTTATCTAACTCTGACACTATTTGATACGCTCTACGTAAATCAGTAGAACTGAGAGAATCAACGTTTATGTTATCGATCATTATTATTTGTCTCTATATAGTAGTTGCGTTAACTCGTGCCTGAGATCATCATCTGTCTTTTCTGATATGTCATTAAAATCAATTTCAGTTTTATCTTTCCAACCAAAATTCTTGAGAGCGAAAATTGAACCTGCAGCATTTTTATTGCCTTCTTTTAAATCTTTTTCGTAATCTGACTCTATGTATAGTCGTGCCTGTTTTATGATGTAAGTAAATGATGGTTTGAGTTCATAGTCATAGAATGATTGTCTTGAAGTGAAACCGCAATAAAAACAAAGCCCTGTGATGGTCAAACATTCTTGGTTGCTGTCTATATATTCATTGATTTTATTAGCGAGTTCTTCAGGCGTATCGAACATTCGCTTTGCTCCTACTTTCATTGGGTTTTTTTTCCGGGCTGTCATTGCTGTTGCTCCCTGCTATTGGGTGAGCCTATACAAACTATAGGTTTTGCCTATAATAAATCACTATTTTGCCCGCCTGTAAAGTTTTATTTATTTTATTTGATTTTACTCTATACATATGTTACCCTGCTAGCGTTGCCGGCAGGCCTGAACGCTATTACTATAGTCGAAATTCGGAGATCTGAGTTATGCGTCTACGACGTTGTCAACTTAAAAGCCTAAAGTCCAATTTTTTGTACCTGAATTTCCGGTTTCACACCTAAAACCACCAACCTCTGCTCTTAACCCCTTGAAATCGTGCGATTTTTAGCCCGGTATTATTTTCTGTACCCAAAACCCCTAAAATACAGTTTTTTGTACCGTTTTCAGTTATGTCTAAAAAGAATAACGTGTAATATTAGTCACTTAGTGTTTGGCACGGTCTATGCAATGTATTAAATCAAAACGCACAACAAGTAAATTAAAAGGAGAAATAAAAATGAAAACGCTGACAAAACTAAACAGGTGTGTAGAAGTAGTGACAAGAAAGTATTATGAAGGATATCATGAGCCTACACGAGACACCAAATTTTGTAATAGCGTCGCTGAGTTAGCCTACACACGCTATAACATCAACGTAGCTGATGAAACGTCTGTACAGAACGATTTTTGTGTGGCGCTTGACAACTATTTTACACAGAAGAAATAAAAAGGAGAATGAAATGAACTTTAAAATAACGTCAAATAGAAGTGTCTCACCGTATATTCTCCTGAGTGATATCTTAAACTCAGGAGCCAAGAAACTGTTCAAGTCTGCTGATATAGCTTACTGTTACATCAGTTTTAAATCGGATGAAGATCGAAGGCTGGCTGAAACAAAACAGTCGATAACGGCAGACGCGTGTGTGATGACAGGGCAACGATGCATGACTGAAAAAGAGATCAATTCCTTGGAAAAATTAGCAAAACTTGCGTCATTTGATGACGCAGATATCGATATTACACGTCATAACGACAAAATACAAATACATGTGAATTATGGAAAATCATGGAAGGAGTAGAACAATGATAACAAAATGCGCATGGTGTCAAAGAATTATAAGGATTGATTTAAGAAGTATCCCTTTTCCTTGGGTCGAGAAATACGTCTGGATTCGAGGATTATTCGCGATATCTCACAAAATATGAAAAAAATGCTTAACAAG